AGCCCCGCAACAGCGTGCGCTGCTGGCGGATGGTCAATATTCGCGGCTCGTAATGCGGCTTGGCCGGCAGTTGGATGTCACGTCTCGTGATGTCCACGTCCAACAGGTTCCAGCGGATAGCCCGCCTGAGTATCGCGCGTAGTACGGCCCATGCCTTGCGTGCCGCGCCCGCGCTGTCGAAACATGCGAGCCACTTGTCCACGAGCTCCACGCTTATTGCGCTCATGTCCATGCCACCGAAAACCGGCATGACATGCAGACGCCAAGCGCTCTCGTAGCCGACCCACGTGCTCTCACGTAGATTCCGCGTGCAGTACGGCCAAAACCGGTTGGTCCAAAACTCTCGTAACAGCATTTTCAACCTCCGAAAACCCACACGCCGTCTGGCCTGTCCAAACGGGTGAAACGTGTGGGTTTTCCCAAAAAGAGAGGGGAACGGGATGCCTCCATTCCAACAGTTATTCGGCTCCATGGAATTCTGGTCGGCGTTGATTCTCGCGCTCCTCGGCGGTGGCGGCATCGGCGGACTGGTCGGCGCGTGGTCGAACAGCAGGAAAACCGAGGCCGATATCGACGGCATCACCGCCGACGCGGCCGACAAGGCCGTGAAGATTCTCACGGAAAGCATCATCGACCCGTTGCGTGAGCAGGTCGCTTTTCAGGAGACCCAAATCCAGCATTTGGAGGAGGTGCAACGCAAGTATTTCAAGATCGTGGCCTATGTGCGTGGCCTGTTCCATTGGCTGCAATCGTTCTGCGAAGTGACGGAACCCGAGTTTTTGAAACGTCATCCCAAGCCATCGCTGCCGGACGAGCTTCGCCCGGACGTGGCCCCCGAAACAATCGAATCCAATAAGGAGGAACAGTAATGACCCAAATCCATATCAGCATCAGGAAGCCGAGGACCGGAGGCTTGGACCCTGTCACCGGCACGATGCGGTTCCGCCCGGTGCGTCGTCATTTCGACACGGCGAAGAATCTTATTATCGCGGCCTCGTTCGACGCGGACCTGTCCGAAAGCGGCGAGCTGACGGTTGACCTGCTGCCCACGACTAGCGCGTTTGTTTGGCAGGTCATCGAGTTGGCGGACACGCCGCAGGCGTACACGCGCTACGTCGAGGTGCCGAACTCCACCCACGTGGTCGCATACGCGGACCTCGTGGAAGTGGACGCCGGCACGTTCGTCCCGAAGGATATGGCCGGCTCCCAACTGCTGAAGGTTCGCCACGCTTCCACCCAGTCGGAGGCGGAGACACTTTCCGCACAATACCCGGACGAGCTGGTGTTCTTCGACGAAACCGCCACGACCGCGAAGGCCGCTGCGGCCTTGAGCACGCTGGAGTCCATCACGGCCGAAGCTCAAACGAACGCCATGCTGGCGAAGAGCGCCATGCTGAGCGCCCGGTCCTCCGCGGATTCCGCGACCGCCACCCAGTCCGATCTGGATGTCCTCGCGTCGAATGCCAGTATGGCGGCGGCTTCCGTCGCCAATGATTCGCAGACCGTGGCCGATACCGCCAACGCGGTTGCGGCGAAGGGCGAATCGGCTATCGCCACCATCGATTCGACGGTGCAGGCGGTCAAGGACAAGGCGGATGCTGCGGCTTCCGAACTGCCCTCCACCGGCACCACCGAAGGCACCACGGGGGGAACCGGCAAGGACTCCGCCGGGGAGACGCCAGCCGGAACCGTGTCGGAGGAGCCCGCAGCCAAGGCCACTGTGAAGGGGGCCTGATCATGCCAGCCTTTTACGCCGGCAAACGTGTCGGCAAACCATTATTGAACGGCCACACGTACAACGCCCTATTCAACGGCAAACTCGTATGGCCGCTGGACAGGGACACGGTGGTCTCCATCGAGATCACGGATGATAAGGGCAAGCCGCTGCCCAAGTCGCTGGCCGTGTCCGGCACTTTGAAACTGGGGGCGAAGGCCACGTATGCGGACGGTCATGTTGGCGACCTGCTGACCACCAAGAACGTGACGTTCACAAGCCGGGACACTTCCACCGCCACGGTTTCGGGCAACACGCTCACGTGGAGGCATGGCGGCACGATTCTCGTCACGGCCACTGTCAACGGTTTCACCAGCGCCGCCGCATCGATCGCCTCCGCCTACGCGCCCGAGTCCATCAAGGTCACGGACGATTCCGGCAAGACCATCGACAACATCACCCTGCGTGTGGGCGAGGAAAAGTACCTCAAGGTGCGTGTCCTGCCCACGGAAGCGTCGCAGGGATTCACCGCCGTGGCCGCGAATCCGACAGTCGCCAGCGTTGGCGCGCCGACGCCGAAGACCATCGCCGTCACGCCGGACAGTCTGACCCTGAGGGTCGGCGAATCCGGCACGCTGTCCGTGCTCGTAGGCCCAGACGGAGCCTCGCAGGAGTACACGGCAGATATCACGGACAAGACCATCGCAACCATCAAGCAGTAACCATTAAGGATGTAATAAAAGGAGGCCAATATGGGCGCAATATCAATCACAGGTAAGAGCATGGGTGCCACGAGTCTGAAACTGACCGCAGGCAAGATCACGAAAACCGTGCCCGTCACCGTATTATCCCGTAACCTGCTCGCCTATGGGCCAGCGTCGGGCAACGGACTGACCGCCACCGTCAACAGTGACGGGTCACTGCATGTCACCGGCACCGCCACCGGTCAATGGATGGGCGTGTCGTGGACGTTCCCCTGCACCGTACAGGGCAACGTGATATTGAGCAGGGCCACCAGTATCGACGGTCTGACCGTCAGCGTCAAATGTCTTGACGCTGACGGTGGTCAACTGGGTGCCCAGGTTAACGTGGGTAATGCCACGGCAGTCCCTGCCGGCACCGTCAGCCTGCGCTTCGAAATCATGAGTACTGAGACCACGCCCACCGCGAAGGACGGCGATCTCCGAATCCAGTTGGAATCCGGCACTACCGCGCACGATTGGATGCGACCCGACAACACGAGCCTTAGGGGGGGGCGGTGAACTAGCGAACCTGTATCCGCGTGTCACCGGACTGCCTACGACAGTGGGTGCCGCCCCGGGGATCACGGTCACGGCACCGACACCGGGCACGTACCGGTTCAAAGGCTCCACCACGACAGAGGCCGACTCGTGGAATAACCTGACCAGTGTGGTGCATGTGGATGCGGGAACGTACACGATGGACGCCACGGACTGGCCGCTGGGCAACAAATCATGGCTGATGGGCATACAAGCCCATATCTCCCACGACGACGGGAGCGAAGGAGCAACTGCGTTCGAACCTAATAACTATGGGCCGAAACCCTTGAAGGCCGGCACTCTCCAATGCAACATTTTCGTCAACACCACGGGCGAGATCGATAAGACGTTCACTCCCCGCCTGTACAAGATCGACTGATTCTAGCCCCACACCATTCCGTGTGGGGCTTTTCCATTGACGGCCCCGAGCGGGCCGTGACAATCCTGACCCACGACCGTGGGCCACAAACAACAATCCATCCCGAGAAAGGGGACATATGGTCAATAACAAGGACAAGCCGAAGCCATGGCATAAGCGCCTGTTCGCCAAGGTCACGGCACTGGCCGCCGCCATCTGCATGATGCTGCTCCCGGCGACCGCGCACGCGGACATGCAAGGCGTGGACATGTCCAACTGGCAGTGCGGCGTAGACGTGTACAACATGCAGGCCGATTTCATCGTGGTCGGCACCACATGGGGCACGGGCCAAGTCAACAACAACTGCCTCGTGTCCGGCGTCAACACCGACGCCAACCGCATGATCGCCCAGGCACAAGCATCCGGCAAGAAATTCGGTTTGTATCACTACGCGATGGGCGGCAACCCGGAGGCGGAAGCCCAATTCTTCTATCGCAACACGTCGAACTATTGGCGTCACGGCATCGTGGCGTTGGATTGGGAGATGGACGACAACCCCGCATGGGGCAACTGGGATTGGGTACGCCGATTCATGGCGGAGTGCGAACGGTTGAGCGGCGGTGTGCGCCCATTGCTGTACACCGGCCCGGTCGCCGGCACCATCCCGCAGGACATCCGCGACCGGTACGGTTTGTGGATCGCACAATACGCGAACATGAGCCCGACCGGCTATCAGGCCAATCCGTGGATGCTGGGCGCGTACGGTGAGGCCATGCGACAGTACAGTGGTACCGGTGTCGTCAACACGTGGAGTCCCATCGACCTCAACGTGTTCCGTGGCGAGGCATGGCAGTGGGATCTGTACGCCAACCCGACCGGCGGCTCCACAGCCCCGGCCCCGGCAACGCCCGCGCCCGTGCAGCCGAACACTCCCCCGGCCGACACCAACACGGGTGGCATCAGCCACGTCATGCAGTGGGGCGAGACCATCTGGGGACTCGCCGTCGCCCACAACGCTTGGCCGTTGTCCGCATGGCACACGCCAAGCGGTGACATCAACCGCTACTACGTGGGCGACGTCGTAACCTACGGCGGCGGCACCGCCCCCGCATCGTCCGGCGGGGTCTCCAAGACCCTCCAGTACGGTGACACGGTATGGGAGTTCGCCACATCCCACGGCTACAACGTCAGCCAATGCACGGTACCCTCCGGCAACATCAACGTCTACTATGTGGGCGACGTGGTGACCTGCCGCTGAGACTCAACAGATGCCGCCACCCGCTTGACCGGGTGACGGCATCACCCCATCATCATCCCTTATTGATCGGAGCAAACATGACCGACAGCAAAAACACGACCGACACCGGCGAAACGCTTCCCGGCGTCGATGTGAGCGACTGGCCCGAGACGGCCGACGTCACCCATGACGTGCCCGACTGGCTCATCCCCAGCCGCGTCTACGACATCCTCAAATGGCTCGGCCTCATCGTCCTGCCCGCACTCGCCCTGTTCGTCAACACGGTCGGCCCCGCATGGGGCTGTCCCCACGTGGACGCGATAGTGACCACGCTCAACGCGCTCGGCATCCTCGCCGGCACGCTCATCGGCGTCAGCGCCATCAAACAACGCATCGACCTCGCCGCATGACCACACATAGTTCGGCCCCGTCCGGCATTGCAGGCAGCTCGCACAGAGCTGGACTGCGGCCGGACGGGGCCGAATTTTACGTTTTACGGGGATAAAAAAACAGTGGCGGCGGAATCACGAAGACTCCGCCGCCACTTTCAATCCGTGTCGTGGACTGAACCACTTCAATCCTGTCATAGACCAAAGCAAATAAATTTCAATCCGTGTCGAAGATTGGGCTTCGAACCGCCATCCATGCGCCCATCAGCATGGCAGCGACCGGTATGATTCTACTCCTTTACTCGTCGCGACCCGCCGCCACGCCGTCATCATATGCCTCCTTCAGCAGGTCAACGATCTGCGCGAGCTGTTCGGGCGTGCAGGTATCAATGAGCGACGGCGTGAGCCTTTCCCACAGTCGTCCGAACGTGAGGGTGTTGTCCCCCCATTTCGACAGGCGTCGTACCCGCTCGCCCCGGGCGATGGAGTTCTGCTCCGTCCTCGTGAGACCGCCCATGGCCTCGCGGTTGATGACCTCGGACGGTTTGACGCGCCTGTCGTCGGGATAGGGCTCATGCTCGTCGACCACCCAGTCGCGTCCGATCTTGTGGGCGGTGCGAAAGCCCCCGCGCTGGGCGAGCTGTCTGACCGACACCGGGGCCTTGCCATGCCGCCCCGCATATTCCTTCAATGTGATCTCCGCCATTATGCTCTCCTTTATCAGCGCTGCGCGTCGCGGTAGTAGTCGATCGCGCCCCGCACGTTGCCGCTGTCGCGGTTGTCGATCCACCATGAGGCGCGCGTCTCGGCCTTGGCCCCGTCGATCACCTCGCTGGCCTGCCGGCGAACGGCTTCCGGAGCGTCGACGGGAATCATGTCGGCGGCGATTTCGAGGCCGGCGATGGCCTCGCGGCGAATGGCCTCGGCCCAGGCGACCTGCTTGTCGCTGCCGGCCAAGGTGGCGCAGCCGTTGTCGGCGCACCATTGGGCGGCTTCGGCCTTTTTACAGTCGGGGCAGTCGATTGTGCCATACCATGCGGCCTTGCGGTCGCGTTCGCCGTGCACGTTGGTGCCGTAGATCTGGACGTTGTCGCTGTGTCCGCACTTGTAGGTGATGTATGTGAGTGCCATTTTGGGGTCCTTTCCTTGCTGACACCTCTATAATACATCGCTTGAGATGTATTATCAAGTAGGCAATACACCGCGCGTGTCGAAATGCTAGACTGGACCAGTCCACCTTGCTGACACTCGGAGGACAATGCAAAAGCCCCGCAACCATCCGGTGCGGGGCTCAATTTTTGCCCACATTTTGCCCACATTATTCCGGGAAACCTCGGGAATCGGCGGGAAACAGCGGGAATAAGAAAAGCCGCTCAGCCCTACTCCCGCAAGGCAAAACGGCTTGTTTCCGCCGAGGCGGATTGGTGGAGGCGCGGGGAATTGAACCCCGGCCAACCAAACCCGAAAGCCCTACTCCCGCTTGGATTACGCGGCCTCACCGGCATCCCTTGCCCACATTTTGCCCACATTCTCCAGCAGCATCGCGTTCACGGCCTCGCCCACCGCGTCCAGATCATCGTCGAACAGGTCGGCGTACACGTCCAATGTCATCGCGGCGGAAGTGTGGCCGAGCTGGCGTTGCACGGCCTTGACGTTCGCGCCGGCTTTGACCATGAGACTCGCGGCGGTATGCCGCAGATCATGCACGGTCATCTGGCCCTCGATGCCCGCGCGCCGCTTAGACCAGTAAAACCACGAGCTTGTCGTGTTGGGCCCATGCGTGCGACGCAGGTAGCCGCCGCCAGGAGCCTCGAAGAGGATATCGTCGGGCTTGCGGCCCTCGCACAACGCCCGCATGTCATCGTCCAGCATTGCCGGATACACGACCTGACGCCACTTGTCCGACTTAGGAGTGTTGACCACTATCTCACGTTGCACCTCGGTGGCGTTCCTGCGTATCCACAGCCGGCGGCGTCGCAAATCAACGTCCCTGACCTGCAAACCCACGAGCTCTCCCCAGCGTATGCCGGTCAAGCCCAGGACCAGCACAATGAGTTTGCGCCAGCCCGACGCTTCCGCCAGGCATAGCAGTTCGGCCATGCTCAGATACCGGTGCTCCTTCCGGTGCTTCCTCGGCAGCTCCAACTCGTCGCAGGGGTTGGAGCCTATGAGCCGGTCACGCACTGCCTGTTTGCACAGGCCGGATAGGATGCCTTCGGCGCGCAATACCACGGTGGCGCTTGACCCGGCCGCCGTCAACGCGGCCACCCATTCCTGCACTTCGGAGTGTGTGACGGATACGAGCTCACGGCTCCCCCACATGGGTTCCACGCGATGATTCCACTCCCTTTCGAGCGAGTCGATGTAGCTTACCTTGCACTTGACTTTCTTCGCGGCTATCCATGACGGCCACAATGCTTCCACCGTCGCCTTCCCGGCTTGCGGATCTATATAACTGTTGGTGGCCTTGGCGATGGTGACGTGTTCGGCCGCCCAGTTTTCGGCGTCGATTTTCCTCTTAAAGCCGCGCTTGTCGGTCTGGGTGCCGTCCGGCTTGCGATACCTCACACGGTATCTGGTTTCGCCTTTGCTGGTCTTGTATCTGGTGACGTTCGCCATGGCTCAGTCCTCCCCCATCTTAGAATTGGAAACATGGGAGATATTCAGGACGAGCCAAAGATGATCGGGGCAGGTCTTACGCCGACCACTGTGGCTAACAGCATTCTGCGTCGCGCATTCGGCACAGGCGAACACGTCACCCCCATGAAACTCCAGAAGCTTCTGTTTTTCGTCACATGCTTGTACCAGAGATACACGGGCCGCAGGCTGCTCACCGAATCGTTCCAGCCTTGGCAGTATGGGCCCGTTTGCCGCAGCGTCTACGACGAGTTCAAGGGATTCGGCGGCAAGCCGATTAATAGGTATGCTCAGGATGCTTTGGGTAAAGTCACTGCTGTGGATGAGTCCAGCAGTCCTTCCCTGCGTAAGGCCTTGAATCTTGTATGGGAGAATATGGGCGACTTGTCCGCCGTCAAGCTTTCCCGCGTCACGCATCGTCCTAATTCCGCATGGTCTCAGGCTGTGGCCGGGCATAAGACGTTCATCAGCAATCGTGCCATGGCGGGCGATCACACTTTTGATAATTTGCTGGGGATGTGACCGATGCCTGAGGACAATGAGAATGCATCCATCCCCGATGACGCGGAAGAGTATATTCCCTTTCCCGGAGGGCCTTCTTCCGAGGATGTCTCTGAAAGCGATGGCGATGGCCACAAGACCGTTGAGAACACGCCAAAAACTCAAGGAATAGATCCAGAGAAGCAGCACAATTGGTGGACTGAGAATCTGAAGAACATCGCCGTTCTTGCCATAGTGGCTTTTTGTCTCATAATGATTGCGGCCTTTGCTGGCATACAGTTCGGCTGGCCGGGTGCTGATGGTGGTGATGCGGTAGCCAAGGCTTCTGACGTGTTCAAGCTGATTGCCACGACCGCGTTGGGTTTCCTGTTCGGTCGTAATTCCAAATAGCATTTTCGGGTATGCTTCGCCCCGTGTAGGATAAAAGGCGAAGCGTCCTCCTTTCCAATAAGCAAGCTGGTCGATGTTTCAAAATCACCGGTCGAGCGTTGGTAGCGCTCGCCGGCTTGTTTCCCGTCTGGCGTTGGTAGCGTCAGACGGGATTTTTTTAGGCGTTGATGCGCTGACGGTTTCTGATTGACACGTCGCCGAGCCAGCGGTACAGGGTGGCCACGTCGAAGCTCTTCGGAAATTCGAGTTTGATCTCTTCGAACGTCTCCGACCCGTTCTTACGCTGGTAGATGTCCTTGAGATAGGTGATGTTGATTTCCGAATCGTCTACGAGGGCACCAGCGGTCTCCACCTCCACGTCCACGATGCTGTCAAGGTGCACGCTGCGGAACCTCATCTTCGCGCCGGTCGCGCCTTGCTTGTCGATGAAGATCATGCGCAGGTTCGTGAACACCACGGCGTCGCGGATGAGCTTGTATCCGTGCGAGATGGTTTCTCCGGTGAAGAGGAACCGTCCGTATTCCTGTTCGAGCTGTTCTTTGGGGACTTCGGTGTAATTGCCGGCCATGGCGTTCATGAGGTTGCCGCTGGACGGCTTGTTGGCCGCTGCGGTGCTTGCCGCGTCCATGGCGCTTTTCATGGCGTTGCCGGCGATGTCGCCGAGCGACCCAAAATTAAATCCAGCCATTGTTCTCTTCTTTCTCTAAGCTGCTACACGGTCGTGCAGCAGTGTCCTGTAATCATTGATGATGCCTGATGTGACTTCGAGTTCGTCTGCGATACGCCAGACGTTCCCGTCGTACATTCGTTCGGCCAGCGCGTATTCGGTTGGCGATATCAATAGCCGAGCCGTCTCCGCACGGGTGCGCATCTCATGCAGGCCACACCGGTCATCACCGTGGGACCAGTGGACCAGCTCATGCACGAGGGTGCATCGTTTGGCCACGTATGGGAGACGACGGTCTATGAGTATCGTGCGAGTGCGCTCGCTGTAGCAGCCCATCATGCCGTTGGGCAGGTGGTCGGCGCTGCGTATCTCTACGTCGAGTCCGGCACTGTAGACGGCCATGCGCACATGGCCATAGGTGTCTCTCAGGTTCAACGGCAACGGTCTCATGCTGGATCATCCCCGTTCCCGTATTCGATGTACTTCTCCTTGTCCGGGTCGGTGTAGGCCGCAAGCTCCATCGGGTTATCCGCCAGAATACGCTTCGTCTCCTCCACGCGACGCTCGCGCTTTTGCTCTTCTTCGATACGCTTCGCCTCGGCGATGATGTCCCGCAACGTCTGCACCGGGTCGGCATTGCACACATCACAGATCGCCAAAAATTCAGAAAGACGAACGGGTGACTTCTCGCCGTTGTGAATATATCCGACTCGGACATGGCTGACCACACCACCCATGCGTTCGGCAATCACTCTATACGCCAAGGCGGAATCATCAATTATCTTCGCCAAGGCATCTTTTGCGGCGTAATCCATTGCCGTCCATTCAATCTTTGCTGCCATGGCTCAAACATACGTGTAAGCACATGGAGACACGCCGCACTTGCTTAAATTGTAAGCGTTAGCTAACATTACTTTTCAGTAATCACAAGCTTACATACTGGAGGTGGTTGAGATGTCCTCAACTGATTTCAGACAGCTTTCGACCAAGGAACTGCACTTGTATATGAACCTCGTGATGGGTTTCTGCAAGGACATACGCCGCATGCTCCGTGAAGGCACGTTGACCAAGGATGCCATCGACAAATACGAGGTGACGGTATCCAACAACATCCTTACCGAGGTCAACCGCCGATCTGGGGCGGAAACATCTGGGCGGCGGTCAGAGCAAGAGCCGGAGCCTCAATCATGTACCCGATAGCCAGCTGCTTACCTAAATCCTTGACTTTATCCCACATCGACTGCTTATCTTCGGGGGTCTGCACCATGGCAATGTCCAACGCCTCACGCAAACGGCTCACTGCTCGGTCAAGCACGAAATCGCCCGTGATGGCGTACTCGTCCAATGCGGTCTCTGTTTCTCTCAGAAGCCGTGACAGGTACAAGGCCAGACCATCGGGCATGCAGTCCGCGATTCCTCTGAGGACAGTGTTGGCCTCGCTGACGAGATTCCTGACATTGTTCCGTTGCTCTTCGGTGAACCGAAGCGTGCATGAATCAAGCAGCTCAGCCGCGTACATCAACAAGTCCTTGTCGGCGTCGGACATGAAATCGGACGTGCCAACGGGGCCGCTGATCTCACCCCAACGAATCTCGCCGGTATCCGTGAACGCCATCGTCACGGATTTACGCCACCGAGGCAGAGAAGAGCGAAATCCTTTGACGCGTCGTCCTTCCCTTTCCCACTGGTCAGTCGCTTTCCCGATTTCATCGAGAGCGGCGACCAGATCAGGGAAACGGTATCCGGCTTGGTCGGCATCATAAACACTTTCCTTGTCGAAGAAATCATACAGAAACTCCGCAGCGTTCATTTTCCCCTCCTCTTCGAAAGAAGTTGCACATGTCTAATCTACCAGCAATTGAAGTCGCAAAACGGGCGACCCATGACACCCGCAACCGCGTGCTGCTGTCCAAGACCAAGATAACCAGCATCGCCGACGCCAGCAACCGCAACCGCATGACCATCGCCAAATGGCTCGACGGCGACGACATGAGCCTCGCCGCGTTCGTGGCCGCACAGCAGTTATCGGGCGGAGACCCGGTCAAGACCTTGGCCACCGCGCTCGACACCAACGGCAAGGAGGTGGCGTGATGCGCGCATACGGTTTCGGATTCTGCGTCATTGAGGGTGGCTTCATTGTTTTGATTGCTCTGAACTGGGGCGAAGGTGACGCTCTCCGCGGAGTGCTTCTTGCCTGGCTCGCAGTTCATATTTTCCTATCGCTCCCAATAATTGCCGCCATACCGGGATCGATTCTGGGGCATATATACGAGCGGAAAGGCCGTGCTCAACTTGCAGCGTGGCGAGCGGCCAACGATAGGTCTTCCGCAGCCAGCGAAGCCATGGAACGGAAGGAAACCGATCATGGGTCAGAACAATGACCGGATTGCCGTCATCCTCGCCCTTCCACCCATGAATCCGCAGAATGAAGCTCTTGCCCGGTTCCAGACTCTCCCTATAACTCTCGTCACGTGGCAAATCCATGGGATGGGCTGCGGGCCGCACCGTCGAAACGATGCAGTCAGAGCCGGCAAAATGCAGGTTATAGGCACTCCCGGTGCCGAAATTCGTGATGCTAACCGGGGCTCCGGCCTCATCCCAGTCCCGTTCGTGGCCCACGGGAACAACCACGTTGAGACCAGTAGCCACGAGCCTCGAATGGGGACGATCGAAATATTTGAACACCATCGCCACCACTGCGGATACCACGCCGCTTGCGACAAGCCCGCTGATGTCAACTCCCATAACACCCATCCCAATCGAAAAGAGGAAAACCAATGCTCTGGTTCATTATCTCAATGATTCTCCTACTTGTCGGGGCCGGTTTCATCGCCGTCGCGCTCGCCAACGGCGGCGACGGCATGGGCTCCGGCCTTATCACCATCGTCGTGGCGGGTCTGCTGATGATTCCCGCATGCCTGTATTCGCAGGATGCGGGCGAGGTCGTCGTGCTGAAGAACATGGGCGGCTCCATCGCCGGCTATTCCGCCGACGCGGGCTTCCACGGCAAGCTCCCGTGGCAGTCCACCGTGAAATACGACACCCGCAACAACGTCATCAGCTACGTGGCCAAGGGCAATGAGGACTACGACGGAGGCTCCGCACGAGGCCCGCAGGTCACCGTCAACGACAAGAACGGCGCACAGGCGGACATCGACATCCAAGTCAACTATTCGCTCGACCCGAAGTACGCGATGGACCTGTACAAGGACTACGGCAAGCAGACCACGTTCGTCAAATCGGTGGCGGCGGTGGACGTGCGCAGCGTGCCGCGCGAGGTCTCCGGCAGGTTCGACACCATCCAATTGTTGACCGACCGCAGCAAGTACACCACCGCCATCCAGAAGGCGTTGACCGCGAAATGGAAGGGCATGGGTCTGCGCGTCGAGCAGGTGTCGGTGCAGGAGGTTCGCTACTCCAAGTCCATCACCTCGAAGTACGCGGAGGCGCAGGCCGCCGAGATCGACAAGCAGAAGGCGTTGAACGAGCAGGAGGTCGAGAAGACCAAGGCCGAGACCAAACGTATCAAGGCGCAGGGCGAGGCCGACGCCAACAAGGTGCTCAATGACTCGCTGACGGACAACGTGCTCAGACAGCACTACATCGACGCCCTGCAGAATGCCGACCAGCTGATCGTCACCCCCGAGGGATCCAACACCCTCATCCAACCCAAGTGAGGCGAGAACCATGAACAGCACGGAGTATGGGCATCACGCGAGTGGTTTCCGGGAGCCGGAGAACGCCGAACCGTCGCGTGGTTTCACACGTCGCCTCATATTCTGGTCCCTCGTGTTCGCGGTGTGCGTCGGCTGGGTGATGACGCACATGGGGTGCGCGCATCCCATCGAGAACGGGGTGGCCGCGCTCATGGGCTTCGGTTTCGTTCCCCTGCGGCTCCTGTGCCTCGTGTTGAGCGAGGCGGGCGTCGAATAAGTCTTGCCGGATGACGTGGAAAACCGTCTGGCATAGCGGAAGGAAAACCGAATAACCCTCGTGATAACTGAAAAAACAACTGACAGATACGGTGTCGGTTTTCTTGGACCGGTGGGGCGTCGGCTTTGGTCTATTCTCCGGCGTCCCGCTTCGGGCGGTGCAGGTTGCCCCCAGTCAAGATCGCGTAGGTCATGTATGCGCGGCAAAGACCGGGACCACGGTTCGATTCCGTGGCCGTCCACGAACGCAAGTTCAAAAAAAAGAAAGCCCCCGCTGGCACGGGGGCGAGAAGAAAAACTCTCAACAGAAAGGATACTCCGATGGATGAATCGATTCGGGAGCTCACCACGAAACAGGCCGTCGAATTCCTCAACCACACGGTCGCCAAGCACACGCTTGAGAACCTGCGCTACACGGGAGGAGGCCCGCGATTCCGCAAACGCGGGGTGAAACGCGAAGGCAGGAAAAGGGACACACGCCAGGTGGTCTACCCCATCGACGAACTGACCCGCTGGGCGACCGAGAACAAGCTGCAATACAGGACGGAGGCCGCATGAGCGCCGATGACAACGACATGTGGCTTGCGGTCGCGGACCGGCTGCTGCCCAACCTGGACATCCTGACCGCCCACCCCACACGCCAGTCGTTGGCGAGCCTCATCGGCCTGAGCATCCACGAGGCCGGGCTACGGCTCGTCGGACTACGAGAGGATATGGATGACGGACACGGTGGAACTATGGAGCCCGATCACGGACGAGGGCATGAGCATGACGCCGGGCGAGCTGATCGTGGAATTTATGGATCTGATCAGCGACCGGAACAGTCAGACCGGCAACCCGTACCTGTACGTGATGCCGTTGCCGGGCATGGTCGTCATCGACAGGCAACGGCGCAGGGTGAGCGCGCGAGTGGAATACGTCAGCAAATCGAAGCTAAGGAGCAGGAATGAAGCGAGTGACCGTTGACATGGCAGCGCAGGCGACCGGACTGTTCGACGTGCACCGTTTCTGCCAGCGCACGAAGGCGGAGCGTGAGAGTGCGTGGCACGCGTTCCGCGCGTTGGGTGTCGGCGGTTCGGACATGAGCACGATTCTCGGCCTCAACCCGTACTCGACCCCCTACGACCTGTGGCTGGAGAAGACGAACCGTCAGCAGCCGGAGGATATCAGCGGCAAGTGGGCGATCGTCAAGGGCAACGCCTTGGAGGTCGAACTGCGCCGTCGGTTCCGCAAACTCCACCCGGAGTACCAGGTCATCGACGGCACCGACATTTCCTTGGTATCCAAGCAGCATCCGTTGATGCACGCCTCGCTGGACGGCTTCGTCTACGACGAGGCGAGCGATTCGTGGGGCGTTCTCGAGATCAAGACGGCGAACGCGAACCGTGGCCGCACCGACTGGCACGACGAGACTGGCGAGCTAATCGCGCCGGATTACTACTTGGCGCAGGTCACGCATTACATGGCCGTCACCGGGTTCACATGGGGCGTGTTCTACGCGGACATCGGCGAAAGCGAGCCGGTCGAGGTGCGGTTCGAGCGCGACGAGGACGACATTCACGCTGTGATCAAGGCCGCCGAGGACTTCTGGGGTTTCGTCACCCGCGACGAAATGCCCGCCCTCACCGGCACGGACGTGGCCAAGGCGTACCCGGAGCCTTCGGAGGGCATCGAGGACATGAGCGACAGCACCGATCTGCGCAGGCTCATGGCCGACTACCAGCAGACGACCGCCGACCTCAACGCGCTGAAGGCCCGCAAGGAGGAGTTGCAGGACTGCATACTCCCCTATATCGGAGACCACGAGGGGGTGCGCTGCGGCAACATGCAGGCCACCTACAAGCACAGCACGCGCAAGGGCTACACGCGGGTCGTGCAGCCGTGGGAGGGCCGCACCTTCCGATTCAGCGAAATCAAACCGAAGAAAACCAAGTAAAGGAGACCCGATATGGGACAGTTAGCGACACAGGCGCAGAACGCGCAGATGCAGACGATGAACCCGCAGAAGAACATGAAAAGCCTGCTGGAGAGGAGCTGGCCGCGCATCGCGGCCGTCATCGGCAACAACCTCAGCCCGCAGCGCCTCTACCAGATGTACGTGAGCACCATCAACCGCGAACCGCAATTGGCGAACTGCTCCGTCGAAAGCGTGCTGTCGTGCTTCATGAAATGCGCCGCACTGGGCTTGGAACCGTCGAACGTGGACGGATTGGGACGCGCCTACATCCTGCCCTACGGGAACAAGAACTACCGCACCGGCCAGAAGGAAGCCACGCTCATCATCGGCTACAAGGGCATGATCGACCTCGCACGCCGCAGCGGCCAGATCAGGGACATCAGCGCCCGAGCAGTCCATGAGGGCGACGAATTCACCTACAGCTATGGCCTGAACGAGGACCTGCGGCACGTGCCGTGCGCGAAGCCCGGCAAGCTCACCCATGTGTACATGATCGCGAACTTCAAGGACGGCGGGCATTACTTCCAGGTGATGAACGCCGACGAGATCGAGGCGGCGGCGAAACGCAGCCCCAGCTACGGCAAGGCGGTCAGCCCATGGAAGTCCGACTATGAGGCCATGGCGAAGAAGACGGTAATCCGCCGCGCGTTCCCCTACCTGCCGGTCAGCGTGGAGGCCCGCGACGCGGCCGCAAGCGACGACCAGACCCCGGATTATTCCGACGTGTTCCGTCCACTGCCCACCGTGACTGCGGACGATTCGCCGGTTGACGCGAGCGTGGACGAACCCGAGGAACCGGAACAGTCGCAGCCGGAAGCCCAGCCCGAGGTCTCCCCGGTCGAGGCCAAGCGTGCTGAGGCCATCGCCCGCTTCCAACGGTTGGGCGTGACCGACGAACAGGAGGCCTTGCAGACGGTCGCGAAGATAACCGGCATGGCGTCGGAATCGTTCGCCGACCTGAGCGAGGCGGAATTGGACAAGGTGCTGGGCGAGCTCAAGGCCAGCGTCAAGGAAGGGAAGTAGGCCATGACGGGAAGAACGACCATCATCATCCAAGGCACGGCGTGGGGCGTGCGAGAAACGCAGAACGGCAAACGGTATTTGAGCGTATCGGTGTCGCCCGGCTACCGTGACCGGAACGGCAACTGGAAAAGCCAGCCGGAACAGTACTACTCGGTGTGGCCTGCGGGCTACACGAACCTCAACCCCGTGTTCGACCAGATCGCTCAACTGCGTCAGAATCAGGACCAGTTCGTGGACGTGACCATCGTGGGCGAAATCAGCGGCCTCGACGCCTACACGAACAAGAAGGGCGAGGCTACCGCAAGCTGCAACGTCAACGCCAGCGCCGTCGCCATCACCAACGTTCGACAGAAGAACGGCGGACAGCAGGGTTACGGCACGCAGGCCGGTTACACGCAGCAGCCGCAGGGGCAGGTGCAGCCTCCGGCCTCCGACCCATGGTCCAGTGATCCGAGCTTCTGATGCTGCATTTGTATCACGATGAGACGCCGTCGGACGTGGAACCGGTCTGCCCGACGCACGGGTGCCCGCTGTATCCCGCAAGACCGATTCCCTACCCCATGTGCGCGGAGGAAGCCGACGAAATGTATGCGGATTACGGATTGGAGAGATGATGGCGAACCCATCGAAAAGCAAGGGGACAAGCCTTGAGACGTGGACGGTGCGTTACCTTGCGTGGGCGTTGCAGGACACGCGCATCGACCGTATGCCGTTGCATGGCAACGCCGACCAGGGCGATCTGATCGGCGTCATGTTCCATGGCGAGCCGGTGTGCGTGGAGTGCAAGGACACGAAGATGCCGAACTATCGCAAGCACTGGCGGGAGCTCAAAGTGGAGATGGCGAACATGGACACTCCCTACGGGGTGCTCATCCAGCATCGCAAGGGCGTGGGCTTGAAAAGCCTCAAGGGCATGGCCCGGCAGATGGCCGTGTTCGACATCGAAACGCTCGAACGGTTCCTCGCCACTCACATGGGGCCCGTGTTAGGACCGGACTACCGGATTCGCCGCGAGCTCGCGAACCGGCTGCGCCGCGAATCGAAGCCGGTGCCATCCAATCCGACGCTCGTGTGGTTGCCGCTCGAATTGTTCGCGCTCCTGCTGAACGACGGGCTTACGTTGGGGCCGGATGATGGCCAGGATTAACCCGCACGACTACATCGGTGGTAGCCGTCGCACCGGTTTGCGTGGCGGCTACCACCGCAAACCCAAGACCAACGGGGACGGGGAGGGGCTGAAGCCCAGCGAGATAATCGCGGCCAGCCCCGAACTGCTGGCATTGATAGCCGAATACCAAAGAGACAAGAGAAAGGAGGCGGACTGATGGCCGGGCACGATATGGAAAAGTTCGCGAAGCTCAGCACACGCCTATGGCAGAACGAGAAAGTTCGCGTGTTTGCAATGGAGCACCCTTCCGCGTTCTCCGTGTGGACGTTCGCGATCTCGTACTGCGCTGGCGAATTAAACGACGGTGAACTGTCCCGCTTCCATTTGAAATGTCTGCTCGGCGCTTCCGATGAAGATATAGACGCACTCATCGACGCGCATCTTTTAGACGAGCATGAGGACGGCACCTTGTGGCTGCATGATTTCGTCGCAAGTCAGGGTCGTTCTCGTGCTGACGTGGAGGAGGCTAAAGCGAAGAAAGCCGAAGCCGGCCGAAAAGGTGGCGCAGCGTCCGGCAAGTCACGCAACGTGAAGCAAGACTCAAGCAAAACGAAGCAGACGCGAAGCACAAACGAAGCAGACGTGAAGCAAGACTCAAGCAAAACGAAGCAGACGCGAAGCACAAACGAAGCAGACGTGAAGCAAGACTCAAGCAAAACGAAGCCAGATACAGATACAGATACAGATACAGATACAGATAAGAATTCTTCTAACGAAGAATTCTCTCTCCCCCAAACCCCCTCGCAAGCCGAGGGGGCCGCAGAGAGCGCCGACGAGGATTATCCCATCGAGTTCGAGCAGTTCTGGCAGACCTATCCACGCAAGACCGGCAAACGCAAGGCCTTCGAGGCTTGGCGGAAGGCGCGGAGGAAAACCAACAACACGTTCCTGATCGCCAAGGCGTCGAGGTACGCCGCCGACCCGAACCGGGAACCCGGCTACACGCTCACCCCGGCGAACTGGCTGGACGGCGAACACTGGGACGATGACCCGCTGCCGGCCAAACCCGAGCCGACCGCACGCCCCTCGCCATCGGCGTGGAACCGTTCGCAGGCCAACCAGGACGCGAACGCGGCACTGATAGCCCACTACGCGGCCGAGGAAGCCGCCGAAAACCAATCACGGGAAGGAGTTCTGACATGCTGACGCTCAAGGAGAGCACGCTCGTCTTGGCGAAGATTCGCGTCCACCACGGCAACGCGGCCATCACCGACTTGGAGGCTCGCACGTTCCACGAGGAGCTTCGCGCGGACATGACGCTGGGAGAGGCGTTGGAGGCGGTGAAGCGCTTCTACGCGGACAACAGCACGGGCCGCTGGTGCGGTTCGGGCGATGTGAACGCGATGGTGCGCCGGATGCGCAACGAGTCGAAGCCCTCGGAGGCGCAGATAGCCGCCGAATGCGAGGCGAGGCACCTGGCGGAGGACGCGGCGTGGATGTACCGCCGCCAGCGGATGCTCGGCAACACGCCGCAGCAGGCGCAGCAGCAGGCGTTGACCATGCGCAACCCGTTCGAACTTCCGGCCGCGCAGCCGAAGAAGCGTTCCACGGCCAGACGGTTCGCAGGTGCCCAGAAGCTGGGTGCTGCCTCACTCGGCTCGATTCTGAGGGGCGCGTGATGGCCGAAAAGTTCCCGACCCCGCAGAAGCGTGCGATGGCGTGGCTGTTGGAGGCCACGGAGATTGGCCGCATGAGCCGGCCGGAGACCGCGCTATACGCCTATCAGGCCGGTTTCACGGCGGCGCTCGACTTGTGCATCGAAATCGAAACACGACTCAACAAGGAGGAAACCGATGACCATGCTGCTTGATGGTCGATTGCGTGATCTCGCGACGCAGACCCACCTGCTCGAGACGAAGGTGAGCTCTCTTGGCTGGATGGCCGGCGCCGGCGCGCAGACGTTGAAATCAATGACCCGCGCCCAGGCGCATCTCATGCTCGCCGAATGCGATCTGCTGGACGCGCTCGAAGCGAACGAAAAGAAGGAGAAAACCAATGAGCAGTGAGAAACCATTCTGGGAAGGCAAGACCCTTATGGAGATTCAGAATCTTGATAAGCGAGTCAAGGTGACAATGGAGAACGGAGACGTATTCATAGGGAAGCTCGTGCGGCGTTCCAGAGACACGGACGGTATATGTAGCCTTTCGATGCAGCTCGACGCGCATCGAACATATTTACACGTGTTCTCGGCTGAATCATCTGATACGCCGCCCGTCATTCCCAGTTACGTCGATACCATCGAATTGGTGGATGACCCCGAGTATGAGCGCATCGACAATATCGAAAATGTGCAGGTGGGCGATATTGCCTGCACGACGGAGGGAAACCATTTCCGCGTCATCGATCTCAAGCCTGACCCTCTAGGCGACATGCTCCTGCGTATCCGCATCAGCGAGATAGACGGTGAGTACTGCATCGACTCCGATGATTTCGCCTACGCTTTGCGTCGGAAGCCGAAGCTGCCCGACCATGACGGGTTGTGGTGGGATAAGGACAATGCCTTGTGGAGCGTCGCCATCTCCGTCCTGGACAATTCGAAGTTGATCGCTTTGCTTATCGGTGACCCGGAATCCCCCGTCACCGGGTCTGTTTGGTCGGACCTCAACAGCAAGCACGTGACCTCTCAAGCTCCGTTCCGTCCGGCCAAGGCGGTGGAAGCATGAGCCTTTCGGTCCTTGACGTAAAGCGCCTACTCGCAGCCGCCATCTATGACTACGAACAAGCGCCCGCGAAATGCCTCTACACGACCAAGGATGCGGCAGACCAACTCTACGGCGAGTACGGCGAGGAAACCGAGGTGGAGGAATGAAACCACGAGTGTATGACGATTTGGTCCAATCCGCCGTCGAATTGAGTTGCTTCGGTACAGGCCAGTCAACCATCGAGGAAGGCCGAGCCGCCTATCAAGCATGGCTCAAGGAGCATGACCGGCAGATAGCCGAACAGGCATGGGAGAACGGATATATCCAAGCCCTCAAGAACATGAACCCCATGCCCGGCGAGGAACCGCCCGAATACACGCCAAACCCATATCGAAAGGAAAACGCATGAACGAGATTCAGCTTACAGACCATTTGGTTGCGCATATCGGCGCGGAAGGCACCTGCGGCCGTTATCAAGCCAAAATCTGCGAAGACGGCAACTTCAGAGACTTCCTGTACGCCATGAGCCTCAAACGTCTCAAGCGCAAATGCGAGAAGTATGCGAAGCGTGAACGCAAGGCCATCGCATATGTCGCCACGCTCAAGGAGGAATCATGAGCGTAAGCAGAGAGAGCGTGCACCCAGACTATATTCCCGAGGATTTCGGCGAACTGCTGCGCATGGCCGTTGATTACGTCTACGAGCAGGGCGAGCACTATAGCGAGGACGCTCTACTGGAGGCGTTCAAGCCCGCCATAGACAAACACGACCGGCAGGTGGCCGAACGGGCGTTCGAGCTCGGCTGCGTGGCAGTGGACGCGGAGGAGCACGGCGTGGGATGCCGATTCACGGTCGGGCAATTGGAGGAACTGTCACGCGACTACGGGCGCGACGCATACTCGGTCAACAATCCCTACGGAAGAGGAGAATCATGAGCGTAAGCAGTCTCAAAACGCGAAGAAGGAATTGAATTGAGCGGCTGGCGTGACAAGGCCGCGTGCCGTGACATGGACCCTGACCTGTTCTTCCCAACCACGTCCAGCGAGGAACGATTGGCGCTCAAGGCCTGCGCCCAATGTCCGGCGATATGCGAATGCGCACGGTACGCGGCGCAACATGCCCTGATAAACGGCTACCCGCTGCAAGGCATATGGGGCGGCATAAACAGAAGCAAAGGCAAGAACTACAGGGACAACGAAAAGGAGATGCGGGAATGAGCAGGGCTGAGACCACTGCCATGCTGTCCAAGCTGGTCGAGAAGCGTTTGAGGAATCAGACCGCTTTTTGGGCGAGCGAGGTCAACTTCGACCGGAACACACCTGAAGAACGGAGAGTGGATTACGTGGGCTTCAAGCCGTGGAACATCAACGGCGAGCCGGTGCCCGCAAGCGTGGAAAAAGGCTGCTTCTCGTTCTACGAGGTCAAGTCATGCATGGCTGATTTCACGAGCGGCAACGGCCTGACGTTCTACGGCGACCAGAACTATCTGGTCTGCACGAAGGAGCTGTGCGACGAGATCGTATGGCAGAAGATGGTGCCCGAGCGTGTGAACGCGATCCTGACACCGGATTCGACCGGCTCGAAACTGATTCTCGGCTATGTGCAGTCCTACAACGACATGTCATACAGGCGACGTCCCGCAAGCGAAATCCTGTGGGCAATGGTCGAGGCGAACGGAAAGAGGACGAATTGAGCATCGCGGATGATGAAGCTGAGAAAACGTATCCGACCCGCCACTGGGAAGGAACGCACCTCAAGGAACAATTCTACTGCGACACGGACGATTTGCAGGAAGCATACCTGCTTGGCCGCAACGCACCACCGGCCGATGCCGAGGTCGAAGCCGTGGCGAAACGGCTCCTCTGGAACAGCTGCAAAAGGTATGACGACGAATATGCGGCAAAGGACGAGGAAGAAGCATGGTATCGCGAAGGCTGCTTCCCCGGAGGGCAGGAAGACTATATCCGACAAGCCAAGGAACTACTCGCACTGGCGCGGAAGGCGGTAAACGAATGAGTCGCTATGGCAAGGCCGAAACACTCGCCATCGCCGCTGCCGTACTGTTCTCCGTACTGTTCTTCGTACTGTTCTTCGCCTTCGTTGCCTATCTCGGCTGGGCTGAAGCAACGGCGGACACCATCATCCTCCGCGACGGCAGCCGATCATACGTATGCCAGACCAGCAGAATCTCACAAGCGCCACACAACTGCAAACCGGTCAAGGAGAAATCATGAGGAAACCATTCAAGGACTGGACGTTGGAGAATTTCGTCGGGTTAGCGATGCTCGCTACTGTGACCCTATTAGTGGCGTCCGGCCTGACGGCCATCTGCTTCGTCTGCTGGGCTTCCGTGCAGACACCCGTACAGCCGGAGCAGACCATCAGCCAACGAATCGAGACCACCGGCGACGTCAAACGTCTCTGCATCGAGGCCAAGACCGATGGGCGCATCGACGCCATGAGCTGCCAGCTCATCGACACGCATACAGGAGGTGTGAAGTGAGCGCGACGAACAACCAGCGTGAGCTGATACTCAAATGGCATAAAGGCAAGGCCGCGACACCCGAGTACACGGCGAAACTCCTCGGTTTGCCGTTGAGCGAGGTGCTGTACGTGATCGAGCATCCCGAACCGCCGAAATCACGCGCGGACGCGTGGACACCGGAATTCATCGAACCACTGGTCTGAAAAAATACCGATAAACACACGCGAATACATGACTGAATTCAGCGCAAAAACACTGAATTCAGCGTAAAAAAACGAAACCCTCCACCGAAAAGATGGAGGGCACGCTCACCAAGCACCATCATAGCCGGAACGTGGAGGGTTTCAACATAATGTTCATCACCACCGAACCATGCCAATACTGCGGCAACCAGCAGGTCGAGGCACCATGGACGCTCTGCCGGGACTGCCGCCGCGTCTACGCGAAAACACTCCACCGGCTCCGCCATGACATGATGCTCCTGCAACAGGTGTCCCGTCACGCCTACAAGCTCGGAGAACCCGGAGCGGGCGGCAAACCGCAAGGAGGCGCGGCGCCCGCGCCCATCAACCTCCACGCGCAGGACATGCTCGACCAGATCGAGGACGGCTTGCAGGACATGTGGAACGAAACCGGCGTGGAAAGCCGTCCGAGATGGCAGACCCTGCTCAGGGACTCGCCACGACGACTGCCCGACCTATGCCGCGCCAGCCGTTCGGGACATTGGCTGACATGGCTCATCCACACCTGCGAGCGCATCGAACCGCTCGTGGACCGCAGGCCACGCACGCGCCGGATAATCGGCGTCTGCCCCGAATGCAAACGCGAAATACAGGCGGCGAAGGGCGAATCGCTGCTGCTGTGCAAATGCGGCAACCCCATCAACGTGCAACAGCTGCGCGAGCAAAGCCGAGACAAGGCCGAGGCAATCCACCTGACCAAAACACCAGCAGGCATGAGCCAATGGCTCAAGGACAACTACGGGTACGAGGTCAGCCGCAAGCAGATCAGCAACTGGCTCAACCGCGGCAAGCTGCCCAGCAGCAAGCCGGTCGATGACGGCTACTGGGAGTTCAACATACGGGAGATTCTGGCGTTGGCGATGGGTTCCAGCGGCCGCCCGGCTTGACATAGTGTAGCCTGTGAGATACAATAAGGGTATGGAAATCAAGCAAACCGCCGAATACCGCAAGTGGTTCAAGAAACTCAGGAACCGCGAGGCGAAAGCCGCCATCCAAGCCCGGCTCGACGCCTGCAAGCTCGCCGGCAGGCCGTTCGGCGACATCAAACCCGTGGGAGGCCCGGTCAGCGAGATGCGGTTCCACATCGGAGCCGGATACCGCGTCTACTTCACCACGCGCGGCAACGTGCTCATGCTGCTGCTCGCAGGCGGCGACAAAAGCACCCAGCAGACCGACATCAAACAAGCCCACGCCATACTCGACGACTACAAGGAGCAGCAATGAGCACCGAAATCACCGACTACGACACCAGCGAATACCTCGAAAACGAACAGGACATCATCGCCTACCTCAACGCCATAGCCGAATACGACGACCCCGCACTCATGCAGGCCGCACTCGGCAACGTCGCCAAGGCTCGAGGCATGACCCAGATCGCCAAGGACGCGGGCGTGGGGCGCGAAAGCCTCTACAAAAGCCTCAGCAAGGACGGAAACCCCAGCTTCCAGACCATCGCCAAGGTAATCCACGCCCTCGGCGGACGCCTCACCATCCAAGCCGCCTGAAAAAACAAAACACAGACAGGAGTAGGGTGAATCCACCCCGTGGTATACTCCGTATCAGGATAAGTGCGAAAGCCTCTGGGACATACATCTCAGGGGCTTTACTCATACCCACCTATGCGCGTAGCTCAGCCGGTAGAGCGGCGGTCTCCAAAACCGCAGGTCGTTGGATCGAAGCCAACCGCGCATGCCACGGCTTGCGTACGGTAGAGGACTAACCGGCCATCGCAGTGATTGCGACGGCGTGGTCAAAACAGACTAACCATGTCGGGCCACCGCGAATTCGAATCTCGCCCAAGCCACTTACTCTTCAACGATTGCGGGGTGACAGCAACATGGTCAGCTACAGCCGCCAAGTCCGCAAAGGCGGAAGACAATTCGAGAAAGACCGCAAGAAATTCTTCCTCGAATGCAAGGCCGAACACCGTCCATGCTGGCTCTGCGGAATGCCCATCGACTACGACACACCACAGAACACCACAGACGACAGCTTCAACCTCGACCACTTCTACCCAGTCACCAAACGACCAGACCTGCAACACGACCCCGCAGGCTTCCGTCCATCGCACACACAATGCAACAACCTGCGCGGCAACAAAGACCCAGCCACACCAATCGGCACACTCAGCAGACAATGGATCAAAGCAGCATAGGAGCTAAAACATGGACACCCACGAACCAATCAAGACATTCAACGACCAAACAGTCCACGAAACAACCACACCAATCACACTCCACATCAGCGCCAGCCTATACAACAGCAGCACCGACTATGACCTAGGCGAGATGGAAGTAGACATGCCAATCAACCTCGAGCCAACAGCCTCAGCAGACGGCAGAATCACAGTCATACCAAAAATCGACAGCAAATCATTCCTCAAACGACTCACAGACGGTGCCAACGCATTCATCGAAGCATTCAACGCCTAACCAACCACCCGGAGGGGGCGGTAGAATCCCAAAACCGGCCACGGGCGGGACACGACCCGCATGGCCGCTCTTCCTCTCCCTCCGAAAATTATTCGATATTCGGCCGGGGTCGCGCGCGAAGGAGGTTCCCATGCCGAAACAGTTTCCGCAGGAAACGGTGTCCGACGCATTGGAGCGTTCGTTGCGCAACGCCAAGCATCTGCGCGCGAAGGACGCGGCCACGGTCGCCGCTGCCAGGGCCCTTGCATGGAAAATCGACCATTGGGACGAGTTGGCGGAACAGGCCATATCGGACGCCGAAGCGAAGGGAAAGGGTGCCCGTCCGGCTGTGCCGCAGAACGACAATACCTCGCTGCCGACGTTCCTGAAATATTGCGCGGCTCTCGGACTGGTTCCCGAGGAGGAGAAGCCGGCGAGGGGCAAGGCCGCCAAGCCCGAGGCGACTCCGGTGGCGGATGAGCTTGAGGAGTATTTGGCGAAAATCAGCTAGGAGGCGTCATGGGCATCGGCGAAATCGACGACGATGCCCACGGCATCACCACGCCACGCATATTCACTCCCCCGCTGCGCGAACTGACGCCGGAAACATCAAACGGCTACGCGGTCATCGAGTTCGCCGAAAAGTTTCTCCACGTGCATCTTTTCCCGTGGCAGAAATGGCTGCTGATCCACGGGCTTGAGCTTCTGCCGGACGGCTCCTACCGGTTCCGCCGAGTTGTCACCGAGGTCGCGCGTCAGAACGGCAAGACCACGCTCATGAGCGTACTGTGCGCGTGGTGGCTGTTCGTGGATTCCGCCCGCCACCCGGAGTTGTCGCCGGCGTGGAAGTTTCTCGTGGTCGGTGCCGCGCAGACGTTGGATAACGCGCGCGCACCGTATCAGGCCGTATTGAACTGGTGTAATCCGAATCCGGCTTCCGAGGGCGAGGCCGCTCTTGCGGTTCCGGTTTTGCAAAAACGTGTGCAGCGCGTCAACAATTCGCATGGCGAGGAAGCGATCATCTGCCGGAACAAGGCGCAGTACATCGTGCGAGCCGACAAGAACATCCGTTCCAAGAGCGCCAGCCGCGTCGTGTTCGACGAGTTACGCGAGCAGCACACCGACGATGGCTGGAACGCGGTATCGCAGACCACGAAGGCTATCTGGTCCAGTCAGTTGTGGGGTATCTCAAACGCGGGCGACTATCGCAGCGTCGTGCTGCGCCGAGTCGTCGACGAGGGACGTGCCCTGGCGGAATCATGGAATGCGTCGGTCGAAACCGGCAAGCAGTCGCCGGACGAATGGGCCGAGGAGCACGACCCATCCTATGGGTATTTCGAGTGGTCGGCTCCGGATAAATGCGAGCTGGATGACCTTGACGGTATCCGTCAGGCGAACCCCTCCATGGGTTACGGGCCGATGACGTATCGGAGTATCACGGCCGACATCAACGGCATGACCGAAGCCGCGTACCGCACCGAGGTCTTGTGCCAGTGGGTGACGGCGGATATCACGCCGTACATCAACCCGAAGCTGTGGAAGCGTGGTATCGATGCGAAGTCCCGTATCCCCGATGACGGGCGCGTGGTGCTTTCCGTGGACACCAGCGCCGACCGTGAGACCACCTATATCGCCGCCGCAGGCTACCGCGAGGACGGATTGCCGCACGTCGAACTGATTGTGCGCCGCGACGGCATGCTCTGGGTGCCGAAATACCTCAAAATGCTTCGTGAGGCTTGGCCGAACATCCACGAAATCGCCTTGCAGTCCAAGGGCTGCCCGGCCGTGGACTTCGCCGACCCGCTCGCGGAGGCCGGTTGGACTGTGCATCTCATCGAGGGCTTCCGCATGGGAGCCGCGACCGGCCGTTTCCGTGACCGGGTGAAGGAAAACAAGCTCCGGCACCTCCCCCAGCCGGCCATCGAACAACAGGTGAACGTCGCCGTGACCCGCCGATTAGGTGAGGTCGAGGTATGGGACCGCAACCAGAGCGCGATGCACATTTCCGGCCTCATCGCCGAAAGTCAGGCCTTGTACGCGCTCGAGACGATGAGCGGCGAGCCCGAGAAACCGAAATACGAGCCCTCGCAAGGCGTGAGGGTCAGATTCTAGATTCTTCACAAAGAGGGGAGTATTGATGGGATTCTTTGACCGGCTCCTCCACAATAACGCCGCAGTCATCGGCATGAAGATGGCCGAGGCAGACGCACATCCGACGCCAGCGACAAGCATTCCACTCGCCAACGGCGATAGCTGGCCGTCAGACGCTGACTTCTACGGGTACGCTTCCGGAGCCTACTGCAGGGAGTATGCGGTGCGTGTCGTGGTGGACTTCATCACACGCAACATCGCGTCATTGCCGTTCAAAGTGTATCGGAAGAATTCGGACGGTGACGCGGAGGAGGTCACCAGTGGGGCGTTGGCCGACCTGATGAAGCGGCCTTCTCCTCTTCCTGGAATGACAAGATACCGGTTCATCAGCATGCTGCTCCGTGACATGCTGCTTGATGACCGTTGGCTGTGCCTGCTCGGAGTGGAGGGCAAGCGTTTCACGCTCCGCCGCATACCGTCCGACTGCTATCAACTGTCGGGTAACGCTTTCGGTGAGATTACCGGCGTGAATCTGCTGACGATGGACAGCCGGCAGGCCATGCATTTCGATTTGCCCGACCCGCGCGTGCATTTGGATGTCGGCTTCATCTCCGGCCTCCAATTCGGTGACAGCGTGACCAACGTGCTCCGGCCATTATTGGCCGAAGCGAAGGCTATGGCGTCCTACCGGCGCAATATCGCCAAAAACGGCATGCAGGCCGGTGGCTACGTGTATCGGCCGAAGGAGATGCCGTGGCTGTCGCAGGAGGATTACGACGATTTCACCAATGGATTGCGTAATTTCATCCAGAATGGTGGCCGTGAGGGTGGCTGGCCTGTCCTGAAGGACGGCATGGAGATGCGTCCGTTGAACAATGTGTTCAAGCCGGTTGACGTCAACGATTTGGAGGCGCGCGACCGTATCAATATCGCGGTATGCAACGCCTTCCAGATTTCGCCGGAGAATATCGGCTTCCGAACCGGCACGAATTCCAATATCAGCGCCTACAAGGAGAAGCTCTGGAACGTGGAGCTCATGCCGTACATCGTCGCTCTTGAGGAAGCCTTGAATCTCAGCCTTCCAGAGGCCGTGGGCGAGCCTGACTGCTACATCAAGGCGAACGTGGACGCGAAGCTCCGTGGCACCACTTCCGAGCAGTATCAGGCGCTGAGCACTGCTACCGGCAGGCCGTTCATGACCACGAATCAGGCACGTCAGATTCTCGACATGCCTCGCGTGCCTGGCGGCGACCAGCTCATCACGCCTCTTAATGTGAGCGAGGGTGGTCAGCCCAGTCCGCAGGACGGCGGTCGGACGCAGAACGCGCAGGAGAACAATCCAGTCAACGGCGAGGGCGCTAAGGCCATGCTCGCCGAATTTAAACGGCTTTACCGGTATGACGCGCAATTCCACGCCGAGTGGGACGCGCTCACCAAGGAGGAAACATCATGAGGCTTGATTTCAAGGGCTTCGAACTGAAATCCCTTGATGACAGTCAAGGCGAGGGCGTGTTCAGCGGATACGCCAGCACTTGGGACAAGGACCTGTACGATGACGTGATCGTCAAGGGCGCTTTCGCCGGAACATTGGAGAACGACTACGGTGGCACCGGCGCGGGCATCCCGATTCACTGGCAGCACAAGGACGATAAGCCCACCGACATCATCGGCGAGACGTTGAGCGCGGTGGAGGACGAGCATGGCCTGCTCGTCACCGCCCGCCTCGACCTTGACCTGCCGGAAGGCAAGCGCGCATACGACCTGCTGAAACGCGGGCTCATCCATCAGATGAGCATTGGCTTCCTCGCCGAGGAGACCGCGTTCGTGCAGGACGGCAAGAGCGCGTGGGACGGCTACCGGGAGATTCGCCAGCTGAAACTGTTCGAGATTTCGCTTGTGCAGGTGGCCGCGAATCAGGGTGCGGAGGTGCTTGAGGTGAAGAGCGGACGCGCGATCAGCGCTTCCAACGAGAGCAAGCTTCGTGCCGCGTTGGACAGTCTGCACGAGGTCTTGGATGGCATCGATTCCGCCGACAAGAAGCCGGACGACGACACCGATGACTCCGATTCCACAGGCAAGCCCGACGATTCTGCCGATGACTCCACGGATGATTCCAGCGACCAGCCGGACGATTCCACGGATGACCCGAAGAAGAAAGACCAGAAAAGCTTTGACCCGCAGTGGGCCAAGGAATACCAAACCATCAGCGACTTCTTCTCGCTGGAACATTAACCGAAAGGAGTGCCATGAATCTCATGGACAAGCTCGCCGCCGAGAAGAAGGCGGCACAGTCCATCCTCGCCAAGGGAATGGATAACATCACCGAAAAGGAGCAGGAGGAGCTGAAGCAGCATTACGCCGAGGCGAAGAAGCTGCAGGAACGCATCGACCTGTTCAAGGAGGCCGGCGAAGGACTCGACAAGCTCGCCGGAACGTCCAAGACCGAGCACAAGGGCGTCGAGGCGAAGACCCTCGGCGACTTTTACGTCAAGTCCCTGCAGGAGAAGGGGTTGAGCGTGCTCGCCACCAAGGGAGGCCTGTTCTCCACTCCGGAATTCAAGGCCGCTTCCGACACTCAGTCCACAGGCGGAGCGGCCGGAGCCTACGCGCCGTATCTCACCCAGACCGACCAGAACGGCGTATGGCCGTATGAGCGTCCGCTCGTCATCGCCGACCTGTTCGCGTCCGGCACCATGAGCGGCACCACCATCAAATACCCGGTCTACGGCGCGTTCGAAGGCAACGCCACCACCGTCGCCGAGGGCGGGCAGAAGCCGCAGATTCACATGCCTGATCCGACTTGGGTGTCCGACAGCCTGCACGAGATCGCCGCATGGTGGAAGATCACCGACGACATGGCCGACGACCTGCCGTTCGTCGTGTCTGAGATCAACCAGCACGCCCAGTACAATCTGAAGCTGCAGGAGGAGATTCAACTCCTGTCCGGCAACGGCACCGACCCGAATCTCATGGGCATTCTGAACCGCGAAATCCAGACCAAGGCGCAGGCCAACGATTCCGACCCCGACCGCATCTTCGCGGCCACCACCGATATCGCCACAGCGACCGGCTTCTCAGCCGACGCCGTGGTCATCAATCCGGCGGACTATCAGGCAATCCGCCTGTCCAAGGACGCGAACGGACAGTACTTCGGCGGTGGCTTCTTCGCCGGACAGTACGGCAACGGCGGCATCATGCAGAACCCGCCGCTGTGGGGCCTGCGCACCGTCGTGACCGAGGCGATGACCAAGGGAACCGTGCTCGTCGGCGCGTTCAAGGCAGGCGGCACCATCTACCGCAAGGGCGGCCTGACCGTCGAATCCACCAACAGCCACGAAAACGACTTCACCAACGACAAGATCACGTTCCGCGTCAAGGAACGCCTCGCCCTGCAGGTCAAGTATCCGAAGGCTTTCGTCAAGGTCGCACTGGGAAAAGCAGCGAAGTGACGCCTGACGCCGAGAGTATCGCCGTCACACCCGACGCCCTCGCGATGAGGGTCGGCGAGACGGCGAGACTCGAGGTGTCAGTCCTCCCAGCCGAAGCGTCACAGGAGTTCACCGCGACGGTCTCCGATCCGACGATCGCAAGCATTGAGGAGCCGTCCGCCGACGAGGAACAGGCAGACGGCTCCTCCATGGTCGAGACCGAATAGGCCGAGAGGAGGCGTCATGGCCGAAACGATTCCCGACATCATCACCGACCCGTCAGGTTTCGACGCTGACGGCGAGTTCTGGTTGAAGGCGGCGCAGGCGGCCATCCGCCGCACGTGCGGCTGGCATATCACGCCGAACATCGAACTGTCGGGCGTGGTCAATTCGCGGGGAGGCAAGGTGATTCGCCTCCCCGCACGCCATGTCACGTCGGTGGATGAGCTGACCGACATCGCCGGCAACCGGCTGCACTACGCCTACGACCCCGCCACGGGTTTGGTGGAATGCACCGCCGGCGTTTTCCCGGCCGGCGTGGCCACGATACGCTACCGCATCCACGCCGGTTATGCGCCGGACGAGGTGCCGGATGTACAGGGGGTGCTCATAAACGCGGCGAAACGGGCCAGCAGCGCAGCCGCCGGCATCGTCCAATCCCAGTCGGTCAACGGCAGCAGCGTCACCTACAACGTGACCCTGATGGCCGACGAGCTGGCGAAACTCGACCGGTACAAGCTGGGAGCATTGCCGTGAGCATCATCGATGACATCAACGCCTCCGGCCTGCCGGCGGCCACACGGTTCGTGCGTCTGCGCGCCTCACGCAAACCCGACCCGTACAATCCCGCGCAGACCACCGAGGACTGGACGAAACCCGTCGAATTGGAAGTGCGAGGAGCTTTGGCTTCGAGCAGTTCGACTCGCACGCCCGACGTTTTGGACGTGCAGACCACGTCGACTGCGGTGCTCACCGTGGCCGACCCGAACGCGGACATCCGGCTTGGTGACCGTATCCGACCCGAACCGGCCGATGGCCGCATGTGGGAGGTCAGCGGCTTCCCCAGCCGCGATGCCAACGCCTTTACCGGCTGGCAGCCCACATTGGAAGTCCAGCTCACCGAGTGGAAGGGGTAGCCGATGGCCGGAAGCGGACAGACCAGCATCAAGTTCAACGACGCGTTTTTCGACCAGATCCTCAACTCGGCCGGCGTCAGGGCCCTGACCCGTGGAGCCGCCGAAAAGGCGCTCGGAGTGGCCAAGGCCAACGCGCCCGTCGATACAGGAGCCTACCGCGACGGCCTGCAGGTCGAGGCCGTGCAACGCGCGCACCGCACCACCTTCATGGTGGTCGGCCATGATCCGAAGACCATGCTGGTCGAATCCAAGACCGGCAATCTCCGCAAGGCGTTGAAGGCGGCGAAGACATGACATTGATACTGCCTCCCGACATGGAGGCTTTCCTCTGTGATTACCTGCGCACTCATATCACCGATGTGGATGGTTTGCAGGTGGGCAGCAAGAAGCCTCCCGACTATCAGGGCGTGTATCCGCTCGTCACCGTCCGGGACGATGGCGGCAACGCGGACGGGCTCGGCCATTTCGACCGTTCGATTGGCGTGAACGTGTACGGATGGAGCCGTCAGGACGAGAAGCCGTGCAAGACTCTCGCCCGCCGCGTCTACGCGGCGCTCACCGAACATCCGGCCATCGCCCTCGCCAAGGGCTCGCCAATCGTTTCCGTGGATGATTCCTCGTGCAACGGCCCATACCCGGTGTCCGACGATTCCGACACCGCGCACTACTACCTGATCGTCGAATATTCGACGGTCGGCGAACACTAACCAATCCCTTAACCGTTTTCCTAGGCCCTACACAATGTGTAGGGCCTTTTCGTTTGAAAGGACATGGAATGACAGCAGACAAACAGGGCAACGACCTTAATGCCGTCAAGAACGTACTCACGTCGAAGATCATCGTCGCCCCCTATGTGGCAGGCAAGACGCTGACCGCCTCGCAGATCGCGCCCTCCGTGGCGGACCCGATCACCGAACTCGGCGACGTGTTCGGCTCCTCCTCCGCCGCAGTTGGCCTCATCACCAGCGACGGAGCGCCGCAGGACTCCCGCGACGGCGACGACGCCACCGAATTCCACCAGCCGGGCTACACGCTCAACGCCGACCCGACGCTGACGCTCGCGTTCACCGCCGCCGAGGACAACGACCTCACCCGCCTCATGACCATCGGAAAGCCCGATGAAACCGGCGTCTACCACGTCAAGGACATCATCCAGGACACCAAGTGGTTCGCCTATCAGGAGACCATCTACAAGTCCGGCCGCAAGCGCCGTCGTCTCGGCGTCATCCAGATCACCGGCAACGAGCCGGCGCAGGATACGCGCGGCGAGGTGTCCGGCCTCTCGCTGACCGCCACATGGCAGCTCGATCCCGCCGTGGACGGCGGCAACAGCCGCTACCTGCAGTCCTACGCGGCGGTCTGACATCAGCACTCTTCCCCGCATGACCTCTCTCCTGTCGGCATGCGGGGAGCCCCAACACCAACGACGGGAGAAACACGTATGACAGGAGAACCATCATGGCAAAGCAGCAGAACACGGCACCCTCGATCGCCGAATTCGAGGATTGGGACGAGACCAGGGAGGCCGAGGCCCTCGCCGAGGTCGCCAACCAGGTCAAGGTGCGACACATCATCAAGAACAACGAATACTGGGCACTGACACCCGGCGGCACCGTCTACAAACTGCCCCTCTATCTTTCCATCGCCGACTTCGAGGCCCTGTCGAACACACAGACCGACACGGAAAGCCTCGAACAGGTCAAACGCATCCTCACCGTTTTCGCCGGCGACGAGCAGGCCGAACGACTCGAACACGAACCCATGCAGGTCGCATTCAACTTGATCCAGGACTACGGCGCATTGCTCGCGAAGACGCAGGGAGTCGAGAATCTGGGAAAATCAGCGGATTCTGCCGACTCCTCAACTCCGAAGAAGGAATAGGAATCCGCGCCGACTTCGCCCGATACGGGTGGAGCCTCGAACGTGATCTGGGCGACCGGCTGCGCTACGCGGACGCCATCGCCCTCCACGAAAAACTCGCCGCCGACCCACGCACCTACACGGGCATGAGGTCGTTCGGCCTCATGCTGCCCATGACCGTGACCGACATGATGCTGCTCGGCATGTTCGGCGGCGGCAGACTCCTCGGCGACATCGGCGGCAAGGACGACACGGCGGAAATCACCGAAGAAGAACGGTTGGAAGCCGAATCACATATGAGCGGACTGTTCAACCGATAAAACAGGAAAGGCGGTAGTCATGGCGAACGGCGCTGAGCTCGGTACCGGCCATATCTCGATATTCCCCACGATGAAAGGCTTCAGGTCGGCCGTCAACAAGGAGATGCAGGACGCCGGCAAAACCGGATCCAACCGTTTCTCCAAAGCATTCGGAGACGGCAGGAAAATCGGCAAATCATTCGGGGACAATTTCAAGAAGTCATTCGCTGGCTCCTCCGGGAACATGGCCAAGGAAGCTCTGAAACCATTCCAGAAGGACGTGGCACAGGCCTCGTCCAAAGCTTCCTCCGCACTGCTCAACTACCGTCAGGCCACAGTCAACGTACAGTCCGCTCAGGAGAAGCTCAACGCGGCCATCGCCAAATACGGGCCGGAATCCACGCAGGCCCAGACAGCCGCCATCAACCTCGAGAAGGCCCAGCTTCGTCAAGCGACCGCATTGGACAAATCCAATACGGCAGCAGAAAAGCTCGCGGAGGCGAAGCGCGTTCTCAAGGCCGCAGAAGACGAGCTAAACACCTCAACAAATAAGGTTTCCGGCTCGATCAGGACAATGGCGAGCTCGTTCGCCGCTGGCTTTTCCAGCATCTCCCGAGGCCAGTCGGCATTCACCGGGCTTTCCGGAGCCCTCGGCTCGCTTGTTCGCAGCCTGCTCGGAGTGGACGCCATCTGGAAACCGCTCGGCTCGAAGATCGCCGGATTCGCGAACAAGGCCGTATCCTCATTGAGCGGTTTCGCAGTGCAGGCCGGGGCGAAAATCCGCGATGGGCTCAAGAGCGCCCTACAAGCGGCGCAGAACTTCGCATCCGGTGTCGGCTCGAAGCTTTCCTCGGGCTTCGCGAACGTCACCTCGTCCATCGCTGCGAAACTCGCGCCGTTGGGATCCAGTCTTGCGTCTATCGGCTCCGCCGCAGTCAGTACACTCACCTCGCCGTTCCGATTCATCGGCTCCAAGCTCGCCGGACCGGCCGGTGCGGCGGTGTCCACCATCGCCAAACCATTCCAACTGCTCGGCTCGAAGATCGGGCCGCCCATCAGCACCGCCATGAATGCGATCGGCAGCACGATCGGCAAATACACGTCGAACATCGCCACCGCAGCCAGCACGGTATGGGCGAAGCTCCCTGCCGGAGCGCAGTCCGCTGCCAGCGCAATAGGCTCCGCTCTCGGAGGCATGGCTTCCAGCGCCGCCGAATCGTTCAAAACTCTTGCCTCCAGCGCGGTCGGACACATCAAAAACCTCGCCACCGGGGCCGTCGCCGCACTTGCGGCTGGAGCGGCTGCCATCGGCGGCACGCTACTTTCCACCGGAAAGCAGGCGCTCGCCGCCTACGCCACGTGGGAGCAGGCTGTCGGCGGTGTGGACACCCTGTTCAAGGATGCTTCCGGCCAAGTGCAGAAGTACGCGGCGGAGGCCTACAAGACGGCTGGCGTCGGAGCGAATGACTACATGAATCAGGTCACGAGCTTCGCGGCCTCGTTGGTGAGTTCGCTTGGCGGCGACACCGCCAAGGCAGCCGAGATGGGCAATCAGGCCATCATCGACATGTCGGACAACGCCAACAAGATGGGCACCGACATCGGCTCGATCCAGCAGACCTATCAGTCGCTGGCTCGCGGCAATTACGTGATGTTGGACAATCTTAAACTGGGTAGACTAGCATTAGCCGCTTAAATTGCTCAGTATAAACCTCGTGAAAACGGTGGAACCCCTACGTGAAAGCCGAGGGCAATACCGTGCGAAGCGCAGCCAACCAAGAACAGGTAATGTATAATAAGTTGAAGATTATACATCAGTGTTTGAGGCTGGCATGGAGTGGAAAAAGGTATCAAGGAACGACAATTATTCGATAAATGAATCCGGTCAGGTTCGAAACGACGCCACAGGACGCATTCTCAAGCCGTTCGTCAACAAGGCGAACGGCTACCCTACCGTGTCGCTTTGGCGCAACAACAAAAGCGACAACCAGACAGTGCACAGACTGCTCGCCGAAGCGTTCATCCCGAATCCCGACAACAAGCCGACAATCGATCACATCGACGGCAACCGCACGCACAACTCGCTCGATAATCTGCGCTGGGCGACCTATTCCGAGAACAACACCCGATTCGGGACGCGCGGTGTGCGCAGTCAACGCATAACCGTGCTCCACTATGACGAGTTGCGGAGAAAACGCGGCGGCGGCCATGAGAAGTGGCTGGACGTAATCGAAGTCTTCCAGTTCAATAGCATCACCGAGACGGCGAAACACTTCGACGTCACCATCGGGAACATATCGTTGATGTTGAAGTCGGGAGATATCGGACGCCGCGGCAAGATGCGTGGATACCAATTCATTTACGAAAAAGGTCATCGATACACTTACTCCTCTGCGAACGTGTAACGACTATCAAAAGCACGCCGTATGGCGGAAGCGAGTAGAGTACGCCCAAGCGGGCGGAAGTGCGAGGGACGGGTGAATCCCGCCAAGAGATAGTCTGCTCTGCACGGAGACGTGCAGCAGCCCCGTCAGGGGCGGGCAGTGCCTAGCGCACACTGCCGAACGTCAGGTATGGCGGCACCAAGACGGAAATGCAGCGGCTCATCGCCGATGCGAACAAGCTGCCCGGCGTGCTCAAGGACGGCAACGACCTGAGCATCGATTCATTCTCCGACGTGGTCGAGGCCATCAGCCGCGTCCAGAAGGAGATGGGCATCTCCGGCACGACCGCAGATGAGGCAGCCAAAACCATCGAGGGTTCGGTCGGCGCGATGAAGGCCGCATGGCAGAACTGGCTCGCCGGACTGGGCAACGAGAACGCCGA